CATGATTTGAAGATCAACACCACTGGTTCCTACACCTTGGCCATCATATACTGTGGGGCTAAAGCTGCTGCCATAAGGGGCACCACCGCGCATCTTGCGCATCTTTCTTGTGCCAGACTTGACAAAGCCAAATTTGCCCTTCTTTGTTAAATAACCAGCCTTAACAAGGCGCTTATCCTTCTTGGCACTGTTGTGCTTGGACTTGGAAACAATGCGACCATTCTTGTTCTGCAATAAATTGGACTTCATGAGACCACCTGATGTTTTTTTGGCAGTTCCGTGCCACACTTGGGCGCGGGTTCCAACTGTCATTTGAAAACCTGATTTCTTGGAGCTAGGCATTATAAAATTACGTGAGAAAAAATAATTATTCTTGGTAAAAATGCTAAATTAATCTTAGAAACGCAGATATTTTAATATATATAAAATCAATCTTAAATGTTTATGTTAAAATTTATTTCTTAAAGGTCCACGGGTTCCCCCTGGTTGGCCTTCACGCCTGCCTATTTCATCAATTACAATTGGCGTTCCAAAATTGCCGAAACGTATTCTTCCTCCTAAACTAGTGTTTAAAATCTGGGAAATTCTAATATTATCGGGCCCAGGAGGATAAAGCAGATTTTTCTTTTCAACAGTAGTAAATTCTTTTGGACATATACAATTGGCATTTGCATTGGGATTCAAGAGCCCCAGTCTAAGAATTATATCAAGCGCATTGCTATTTTTTCCAGGGGCAAACTTTAATGGCATAATGAGTGTACTATTAATAAGGTATAAAATAAATTGCAATAAAGTATAGTATATTATGCGGCAACCCCATAACGACGTTGCCTGCTATTGTAATCGCGCACAGCTTTTTCCAGCTCAACCAAGTTAAAATCGGGCCAATAAACATCTGTAAAATATAACTCGGCATAGCTCAGTTGCCACAATAAGAAATCACTAATTCGTTTTTCACCACTTGTCCTAATAATTAAATCGGGATCAGGAATGCCCTTTACATACAAACTATTTGCAAAGTTTTCTTCCGTTGGCTCTAATTTATTATCAATTATATTTTTGCAAGCATTCACAATCTCGCGTCTACCAGAATAATCTAAACACAGAATCACGGTTTTTTCGCAACTAGAAGTTTTATTTTCTATAGAGGTCAACAATTTCTTCAACTTTTTGGGCACCCTATCAAGTCTACCCTGAACAACCAATCTATATTTCATTTGGTCTTTAAAGTATAGGCTCAGTTTTTTATAAATTATTTCAAAAATGTTGTCAATTTCTTCCTTGGGTCTTTTCCAGTTTTGCTCTGCAAAGACATAGAATGTCAAATACTGGGTTCCATTTGAAAAACAATTATAAAATATATCTTCTAAATTGTTTGCGCCATTTAAATGACCAAATGTTCGGCTTTTTTTCTGTTTTTTTGCCCATCTACCATTTCCATCCATAATAAAGGCAATGTGTTTTGGATATAATAATTTATCCGTATCAAGGTTGACACCTTTTAACCTAAGATAGATTTTTTTAACAAAAGTATCCAAGCACTTTATAATCTCATTTTGATAAAAATATATTGTTACTAATGTTAATATGATGATATAAAGTTTTATCATTATATTATCCTGAATAAAAGTATTACAAATAAAACGAATAAAACAAATTATTCATTTACCTCTGCTATTATTTGACCCATTTTAACAAAGTCGGTTTTCTTGTGCGTAAATTTTTTAATGACATTGGGTTCAAAGAATAGGCAATAGGTTGACCCACCATATGCAAAAAAACCTAATTCGTCGCCCTTTTTAACATGGTGACCTGGTCTAATATTTTTATTAATATTGCAACTTGATACTTCAACCATTCCAACTGGCATAACGCAGACTGTTCCAATTTTACTGTTATCCGCTTTAATAAAAATAAAGGCTCTCGTATTAACATTTGTTATATATTCCATGGATTTGTCTTGGTCGCTAAGATCCTCGCCATATGCATTTACCTGTGTAAAATATAAACCGTTTTTAACATATGCCTTTTCAATTGTCCCATTTATTGGACTGTGCCAACGATGATAATTAAATGGACTTAAAAAGGCTTGATAAACTGACCCACCAGTAAACTTGTTAATGTATTTTTTCTCTCCATTAAGCATTGCATTTAATGAATATGGTTGCGATTTAATCCAGAAACTAGTATTGGGTTTTACATTGAAATTCATGCGATATATGGTTGAGTCGCACGATGAATTAATAACACTATTATTATTTGGTTCTATAATGGGTCTTGCACCAGATTTTAATTTTCTGGTAAAAAAATTGTTCCAAGATTTAAACCCATAATATGGTTTTGTTGGATCGCATTGGTACTCGTTCATGTCAATCTGTTTAGAAGCATCTTTGCCAAACCATCCTGATTTGGTTTTATTTAAAACATATTTTGATGCTGGGCTATCTAAAAATTTCTTGTATTCAAATAAAACTTCTGCGAATGCATCATTAATTTTTTCGCGTCTATATGCGGCAAATCCTTCTGGACTTCCCATTGTCAATAATAAAAGCCCTGACAAAGGTGTTCCCACTAAAGCGGTTTTATTAAATTCTGGTGCTTCAGTTAAAATGTTGTTTAATTTTTTAAATAGTTCTTCAAGTGTTTTGGGGTGCTTCTTATACCGAGCTAAATTAGGAATAGAAGAAATCATTGTATTCATATATTGCATTTCCACTGGATTATTTTCAAGCATTTTTTTGAATTTTGTAATAACGAGGTGTTCTTTTTTTGAATAATTTTTTAATGTTTTTTTGTGCGCAATGGTTCTATTTTTTTGTGTTTTTCTCATATAATATAGTTTTTTATTTTTATTTTTTATTTTATTATTATGCTATTCTATAGATTCATGTTAAACTTAACCAGCTCTTCTAACATTGCAGATTATTTGCCCCTTTTAAACGGAGCTATTATTACTGACTTGATTGTGGTTGGACGCGTTGTTCTTGGCCTTCTTAAATCAAAAACTCTTACTTCTTGGTACAATCTTTACGGATTAAGCGGAGTATTAGCAGATGTATTAAGCATAATGATAGGAATTATTATTGCCGCGTTTATTTACGGCTTCATCTTTAAAAAATACTCTCTTTTAAATTTTATTATTGTTGCTGTCATTGTTCAAGTATGCCACGATCTTTTGTTTTCCGTATTTTTTAGAGGCGTGCCTCGCGGCTCAAGTCGTATTCTTGATACGTTTAAAGATTATGCAAATGAACTTGGATTTAGGATTCTCATTGCTGATGCTTTAATGATCATATCAACTATTTTATTGGGAACACTATTTACAAAACTTTCTACAAATGCCAACATCATTATCCTTATTGTCTCTTTGTATCTGGTCCCATATTTTTTATATTCTATTCCAAGATCATGAACCCCTCCCTACAGTTTTAAATAAAAAATTGAAACGTATTAAACATAAATAGTAAAATATACAATAGTACGATGACAGAAGAGACAACTCTTGCAGATAAATATCAGCAAAAGACTGACAAGCAACACATTCTTGACAATCCAGATTCCTACATTGGGTCTGTGGAAAACGTGGATGCGCAAGCTTGGATCCTCAGTGATGATGGTGAAAGAATATACGAAAAAAATATTTGTTATGTTCCAGGCCTCTTCAAACTCTTTGATGAGGGTGTTGTAAATTGTCGCGATCATGCAATTCGTATGCAACAGGCAGTCGACAAAGGCGCACCCAATAGCATTCCCGTTTCTTACATTGACATTGCGATTCAAGAGGATGGTACCATTATCATGATTAACGATGGTAACGGTATTGATGTCGCACAGCACCCAGAGTACAAGATTTGGATTCCCGAGCTGATCTTCGGTCACCTTCGCACGTCTACCAATTATGACAAGACGGAGAAGAAGATTGTTGGAGGCAAGAATGGTTTTGGGTTCAAGTTGGTTCTTATTTGGTCTACAAGTGGATCCGTGGAGACGGTTGACCATGTGCGTGGACTCAAGTATACTCAGGAGTTTAGTAACAACTTGGATGTGATTGGTAAGCCAGTGATCACCAAGTGCAAGTCTAAGCCTTATACTAAGATCACTTTCAAGCCTGATTACGCGCGACTGGGAATTGCTGGTCTTGATGCCGATATGATTGCCCTCTTGAAAAAGAGAATACACGATATTGCTGCTGTTACGGATAAGTCCGTAAAAGTTAAGTACAACTCTCAGGTCATTCCAGTAAAGAATTTTCAGCAATACATTGACCTTTACATTGGACCAAAGGACAAGTCTCCTCGCGTTTACGAGGGTGAGTCTACGGCTAGATGGGAATATGCAGTCGCACTTTCACCGAATCACGAGTTTATCCAGGTTAGTTTTGTCAACGGCATTCACACTGCAAAGGGTGGCAAGCACGTAGACTATATCCTCGGTCAAATTACACGAAAGCTTGTTGACTACATTGAAAAGAAGAAGAAGATCAAGGTTAATGCAACCAGCATCAAGGAACAACTGGTTCTCTTCTTGCGCTGCGATATTGAGAATCCTGCATTTGATAGCCAGACCAAGGATTTTATGAATACGCCGAGCGCAAAGTTTGGTTCTACTTGCACAGTTAGTGAGAAGTTTATTGAAAAGATTGCCAAGATGGGCGTCATGGATGCAGCTTGTGCGCTCACTGAAGTGAAAGAGAACAAGGCCGCAAAGAAGACCGATGGAACCAAGTCCAAGAACATTCGCGGAATTCCCAAACTGATTGATGCAAATTGGGCAGGCACAGAAAAGTCCAGCGAGTGCATCATTATCTTTTGTGAGGGAGATTCAGCCAAGGCTGGTATTGTCTCTGGTCTATCTTCGGAGGACAGGAACACCATCGGCGTTTATCCTCTCAAGGGTAAGGTCCTCAATGTTCGCGGCGAAGCAACCAAGAAGATTGCCGAGAATAAGGAGATTATTGATATCAAGAAGATTCTGGGTCTAGAGATCGGTAAGGAATACAAGAGTGTAGAAGACGTTGCAAAAAGTCTTCGATACAGTCGCGTACTCTTTATGACGGATCAAGATTTAGACGGCAGTCACATCAAGGGTCTCTGCATCAACTTGTTTCACACAGAGTGGCCTTCGCTAGCAAAGATTCCTGGCTTCATTGGTTTCATGAATACCCCCATTTTAAAGGCCAAGAAGGGCGCACAAGAACTCGTCTTCTACAATGAGGGTGAGTTTGAGGAATGGAAGGAGGATCAGCCCAATGGCAGTGCAGGTTGGAAGGTGAAGTATTACAAGGGTCTTGGTACAAGTACTGGCGCAGAGTTCAAGGAGTATTTTCAAAAGAAGAAGCTCGTTGGTTTCAGTCATAGTGGAGATGCATGCGATGATTCTATTGACATGGTCTTTAACAAGAAGCGCGCCGAAGATCGCAAAGAGTGGCTAGAGGATTATGAACGCGATCGCTTCCTGGACACCAGCAAGGAGTCGGTTTCTTACAAGGAGTTTATCAATGAGGAGCTCATTCACTTCTCCAAGTATGATTGCGATCGCAGCATTCCAAACTTGATGGATGGGCTCAAGATTTCTCTGCGTAAGATTCTCTTTGCTGGGTTCAAGAAGAACTTGACGAATGAGATCAAGGTAGCACAGTTTACTGGTTATGTGTCTGAGCACTCTTGCTATCACCACGGCGAGGCCTCTCTAAATGCAGCAATTGTTGGTATGGCGCAGAATTTTGTAGGCTCCAATAATATCAATCTGTTTGCACCTAATGGCCAATTTGGTACGCGGTTGCAGGGTGGCAAGGATAGTGCATCTGAGAGATATATCTTCACTCTTCTCAGTCGCATTACTCGCAGCATCTTTCCAGCAGTAGATGATAATATTTTGGAGTACTTGACGGATGACGGATTCCCAGTGGAGCCAATCTTCTATGCACCGATTATTCCAATGGTTCTTGTCAACGGGTCCAAGGGCATTGGCACTGGATTCAGTACTGACATTATGTGTTACAATCCTCGCGAGATTATTTCCTATTTGAAGTACAAGCTTGGTAATGGAGCCTTGGAGGCGTGTGAGTTTGTTCCTTATTATGAAGGATTCAATGGCACAATTACAAAAATTACAGAGACAAAATTCTTGATCCGCGGCAAGTATGAGAAGGTTGGACCCGATAAGATCCGCATCACTGAGCTCCCAGTTGGAACATGGACCGATGATTTCAAGGAGCACTTGGAGTCATTGACCGAAGCTACAGATAAAGCTGGGAAAAAGGTACAGCCTCTTGTCAAGGATTATGATGATATGAGCAAAGATACCACAGTGGATTTTACCATCACTTTACAAAAAGGCAAGCTTGCCGAGTTGGAATTGGTAAAGGCCGATCACGGTTGTAATGGAATAGAGAAGACCTTCAAGCTTTGCACAACTTCGTCCACATCTAATATGCATCTCTTTGACGCAGAGGAGAAGCTGAAGAAATATGACAGCGTGCCGCAGATCATTGACGACTACTTTGAGAAGCGTCTGGAGCTTTACAAGAAGCGCAAGGAATACATGGTGGCCTCGTTGACTCAGGAGCTCCTCGTGCTGTCAAACAAGGCGCGATACATTAGTCTTACACTAACAGACGAGATTGACTTGCGCAAAAAGAAGAAGGAGCAAGTTATTGATATGCTGGAGTCCAAGGGATTTGCCAAGATTGGAGATGATGAAGACTACAAGTACCTTGTCAAGATGCCGATGGATAGTGTGACCGATGAGAATGTTGCAAAGTTAAATAAGGAGCATGGTGAGAAGACAACCGAGCTAGAAGCTGTATTGGCAAAGAGTGAGAATGCAATGTGGCTGGAGGAGCTTGATATCCTGTCCGCAGATTATGAAAAATATCGTGAGGAGCGCATTCGTTCTATGCTAGGCGAAAAGGCAGAGAAGAAAAAGACTGTCAAGAAGACGGTCAAGTCGGCTGAAAAAAAGGCACTAGTAATGCTTATTGAAGAGTAAAACTATGATTTACACCTTTGCACATTTAAAAAGCCAATTTTATAAATAAAGTTTCAATGTTTTTGCAAGATATTTTTATTATATAGTATCTATGAGTTGGGGTGGATAGTAGCGGAGAATCTTGAAGAGATTATTTGTCACGGATTGACATAAGTGTCGAAATACTCTCCGCTTATAACAAATTTATCTCATAAACTAAATAACCCTATTAATTGAGCCATCTGTGTCTATAATATATCCACGGAATCCGAGTGTAGGATACTTAGTTTTTAACTTTGTCTGTAATTCTTGTAATTTATTTACATGAATATGCGGGTCTGTATCCTCTTTTAAACCGAGAGTTGCTTTATACATTCCGCAATCCATATGGTCAAATACCCATATTTCATTAATACTATGTAACTTAATTGCCAAATCAACGTGGTTTTGAAAAACTTGACTCCAGTGCGGGTACGTATCTTGTAGAACACCGAGGGATGCACCAGCAAGTGTAAATAAATCGTAGTCCATATGAAGTTCTTCTGAGTGTGTTAGATGCCATGCGAGAGCATTGGCAAAACGGGGGTCAATACATCCGAGGACAAGTACAGAAGCCCCTTTTTTATTAGGGTCAATAGGTGGTGCTGAATTACACGATGACTGGCATATGATATATCCGATAACCGTGATAATTAGAAGAATAACTACACAACAAATAATTGTAAACGAGTGTTTCATTTACAATTAGGTTAGAAAAAATATAAGATCTAAAAAATTGGCGTTTAAAATGTGCGAAGGTGTAAAAATAATTATAAATTTTACACCATAAATAATTATTTTTTTTATGTTTTATATTTTAGAAACCTCTCCTGAAATCAATAAGGATAATTTATACAATCCTAAAACTCCCGTTCCAACAATGGCCCACAATAATGGCAACCAACATGGGATGTTGCAAAAGCTGGGGGATCTATACTTCCATAAGAAATCTGTTAAGCAGATAACAACCGCTTCAGTAAAAGATCCTCCAAATCCAACAATAATAAGGAAGAAAAGATTAACGCGTAAATAGTAGTAAATAAAGACGAGCATCAAAAACATGCCAATAAAAACAATTGTATTACTTTTTTGGAACATGATCAAGAATGTGGTGACTACAACTAATAATGCAATTTGTATCATCATTCGTATGATCTCTATTGTTTGTTTATCAGCAAAAGATGAATTGGGGGTATTGTTGTACATGATGGATTAATATAAATGGAGATTTTTAATTTATATTAGTTGGGTTCAAAACCTTTTTCTTCCCTTGTTCATACTTTGAAAAGATAAAATGGTTGATAGTAAGGGGCTGGCAGGGCCTAAAACCAAGATTTAAGGATGAGCTCTTTGGATTGATCCTTCTCCATAACAGGGTGGGCAATAGGAACTGCAAGACTGCTAACGTCTCTTAAGTATTTCATATATCCCTGTGCCTCACCATAGACTTGATAAACGCAATAGTCTAAAACAATCTTGTTAAGTTCGGCAACTTGGCCAGCAATATTGCGAGCCTGATTTGCAGCATGTTGTAAAAAAACGCTTCGCATAATAATTTTAAGAGAATCGCAATCTTGGGGACCAATCACATATTGGCCATTAGAACGTTCATATACACCAGCGCGAATACCATTTTGCAAGATTTGAATGTTTTGTTTAGAGAAAAACATATCAGACAATTGTGTATCCGTCCATAATCCCTCCGTTGGATCCCTAAATGTAGAACATTGGTGTGCTGGAATCTTATCATACATGGCAAATAAATTCTTTGTACTAGGACCATTCATATCAACTCTTCCATTATTTCCAAGTTTTACAGGTTTGCTCATTTTATAATACACTCATAAAAAAAATATATCTATTTATTCTATATAATGGCGTGGAATTTTCAATCAATTGTTCTTACAATAGCAATCATTCTGCTTATCGTTACCCTTGTATTAATAGGTATCGCCTTATCTAAATCAAAGTATGCCAATGGATGGCCTCCTATTACAGGAGACTGTCCTGATTATTGGGTGGATCTCTCTGGAAACGGTGCTGCTTGCTATAATAGCAAGAATTTAGGAGTTCAAAACTGTTCTCAATCAACATATAATGGCACTTATAAGGATCAAAAGGTGATGAATTTTACTACTGATGCGTTTAGTGGTGACAACGGTCCTTGCACAAAGGCGACATGGGCAAATAAGTGTGGTGTCTCGTGGGATGGCATCACATATGGTGTGCCAAATCCATGCGATCAGTCAAATGGCAACACATTGACATAGAGTTGTAAAACTTAAAAACTTGTAAAAAATTATAACTATATTATATATCTATAGTTATAATGAAGAACATGCACAATATGCAGAACAACCATTATGTTGTAATGTTTTTTATAATGATTGTATCTGGTGCATTATCAACTATGAATATGTGGGTTGATAAATGGGACGATGTAAGATTCAGTTTAAATGATGTATACATGATACTGCTAATGACGGGATGGATGTTTTTATTTATGGGGCTGTTTTTTAAAGAGCGCACTCCACTTATAGTAGGAGCCATTTTAGTAATTGGAAATTTCTGGTGTATAAGAACACAATTTTTAATAAATGAAGATCAATATAAATTGGGAATGATTCCACATCACTCTATGGCGATTCATATGAGTAAAAAATTACTAGAGAAAAAGAATAATATACAACCATTTCTCAAAAATTTGATAGTCACTCAAGAAAATGAAATACTATTTATGAAAAATGGTAAATAAGATAAATCTGTTAAAAATCATATTAGAGAGTTTTTCCAGAGGTTTTCAAGTTCATGTACATTTCATGAGCATCTTCAAACTGGACATATATCTTGCACATAATCCCACATTGCAAAACTTCTTCAATGGTTTGCATTTTGTTTGACCATATAAATTCTAGCGCATCAATTGACCCCAGTATAGCAAACATTGCAGTAATTTTACTGGGCTCAATATCACCAGGAATTTCTTGAATTTTGAGAAAAGTTTTCTGGTTTTTAATTTTAGATTTAATTTCAACGATTTCATTTGTAATATATTCATTTGTGACATTTTTTCCCAACCAACATTCATGTCCATGCACCTTTATAAAAGGTATATAAGCATAGTTGCAACCAGAAATCTCATTTACAAAAGATTTGATGTTATCAGGCATAAACGAGATGAATTCCCCTTCTGGCATAGAAGTACACTCTTCTGGAACCCCAGTCCATGTGTCAAATGAAACCAATGCCTCCGCATAGTCATCATTGAAGCTCACAGTATAAATAATTTTGCTTATAGTTCCCATACACAGACGATCAATTTTATCATATAAATAATCTACCGACACGCTCTTGGCAATATTTATAATGCGCAAGATCATAATTTGACTCATGATTCAGTCACGTAGTTAATCAGTTGTAAAAAAATTTATTGCGTCAAAATGCAATCAATTTTAAAAATAATCTCCGTCCATTATATATTATATGAATGAACTTAAAGACCGCACAAGGAATATTGACAAGTTATTGTTTTACATTAGAGTTCGCATGCCATTAGAGCTGGTTGATATTATAAAAGAATATATACCGCGATATAGGTTGGCTGTGCTATCCAAGGCAAATTACGAATTATATCACAAATCCATAAGAGCTCACATTATTCCAGGACAAATAGAAAATTATATACGCGACATGGTGCGCAGAGATAATATCTTTGTTTTCAACTACATTGTAAAAGAAAATTATAAACGATGGCTAACCATTAAAAAATACAGGTACAACTCTACTGTATTTGCAAACTACATCTATTTTTTGCAAAATTTTTGCATTACGAATGAATCTGCAAATTGCCGAAATGCGGTTGAAGAATTATTAAAAACACTTGGTTTGAGTAAAAATCAACATAAAAAGAATATTGTTATTAATAAAAGATGGACAAATTAAATATTAACCAATTTTTGAACCGACAAGAGGAAGAAAAACAGATAAAAGAAATCCTTGAAAATTTTGAACTTAATAAACACAATTTCTTAACTAAAAAGGGCATCTATATATACGGCGATCCTGGTTCGGGAAAAACATCATTTGTCGTTCAAATATTGAAGCAATTAAACTATGACGTGATTAAATATGATGCTGGTGATATTAGAAATAAGTCCATCATTGATACTATTACAAAACACAACATGTCTGATAAAAATATTATGAGCTTGTTTCATAAAAAAGTGCAAAAAATTGCTATTGTCATGGATGAAATTGACGGCATGAATAATGGCGACAAGGGTGGAATTAATACACTAATTAAGTTGATACGCCCAAAGAAGACAAAGAAGCAGCGCCTTGAAGAGGTGACGTTGAACCCAATTATTTGCATTGGCAACTATCACATTGACAAGAAGATCAAAGAGCTCATGAAAGTGTGCAATGTTGTTGAACTGAAAACTCCTACAAAACCTCAAATTACTAATATTATTCATGAAATCATGCCAACAATAGAAACAGAAAATACTCTATTAGAAAATATTATTAAGTTTATTCAGGGAGATCTTAGAAAACTTAAAAGTATTTATGAAATTTACAATAATAAGCAGTCTATTCTAAAAAATGAAATAATACAAAATATATTCCAAACAAAATCTTACAATGATGACACCAAAAATATTACGCAGAAATTAATCAACAATCATTATCCAATGGATCTACATTTGAATATTATGAATGAGACGGATAGGACTATTGTTGGGTTGTTATGGCACGAGAATATAATTGATGTTATAGGCAAAGCTAAAAAGGACGTGTCTATTCCATTTTATTTAAAGATTCTTGATAATATGTGTTTTGCAGATTACATTGATAGGATCACATTTCAAAAACAAATTTGGCAGTTTAATGAGATGAGTTCTTTGATTAAAACATTTAACAACAATAAAATTTATCATGATTCATTTAAGAAGAAACAGAAATTTAATCCTGCGGAGTTGCGCTTCACAAAAGTGTTGACCAAGTACTCAACCGAGTACAACAATTCCATCTTTATTCAAAACCTGTGTCAACAGTTGGGAATGGATAAGAAGGATTTGTTCATCTTCTTCCTAGACCTAAGGAAGAAATATGATGATGATAATGACATTATTAATCTATTTGAGAACTATGAGATTACCAAATTGGATATTAATAGGATTTACAGGTATTTAGAAAAATATACCAAGGAAGATGCAGAAGGGAATGACGATGTATCAGTTGATGAATGCTCTATAGGAGAGTAGATATTGTATTACATATTTTCTCATTTACGCCAATTATTTATATTAAGAGTAAAATAGTCCTTTCAAATAAAAATATTTGTTTATTATAATGCCTGCAAAAAATAAAACTCAAAAAAAAAGAAATTGGCCTTCGCGTCTTCAGTTATACTCAAATCCTCGTACTGCTCAATCCAATGCATATAAATATTTAGGGCGCACTGCAAAATTATACCCTTCAACCAATTCACAAAAAAAATATTCCATATTTGATAAAAAAAATAATCGCTGGATTAATTTTGGACAAATGGGATATGAAGATTTTACAAAACATAACGATAAAGCGCGCCGTAAAAATTATCTAACGCGTTCTAAAAACATTAAGGGAGATTGGGCTAGCAACCGTTATTCAGCTAATAATTTAGCGCGTAAAATTCTTTGGTAATTTTACAGCTTTTTACATTCAAAATGCCTAATAAAATGACTTAAATGTTATATACATATGTATATTCGTATTGAATTTGAGGATATTGTATTATATTAATTAAAATTGAAAGCTAGTCTAATAAATCTACTAGACTAGCATACGAATAAGACTAGGGTTAAGATGCCTACAGGAAAACAGATATTAGAAGAAGGAGTTGCAAATTTCTTCTCTGGTAAAAAGGAGTATAGATCCTTGAGCAATTTTTGGGAAAATGACGTTGCAGTAATTTGTAACGGCATTATCCGTGTTTATGAAAGCGGGGAACATTGCTTTCACGGTGAAAAATATTTTCGGCTTGGTCAAATATGCGAGGATGAAGAAAGAAAGAATGCGCTACTTGCTTATGGGCAAAAGTTTTTAAAAACAAATGCAAATGTATCCATAACTTGTGCACAGGCTAAAAAAATGGGAGGGAAAAGAGGTTTCTTATTGAATAATGCAGAATTACAACAATGGGATCATGTTAGTATAGAAGTTCAAAGAGAAATATGCAGATGGAAACTGGAAAATTATCCAGAGGTTAGAAGTGATTTGGCAAAAAGCTGCAATAAAATCTTGGTACATCCAGCTTTAAGATGCAGTGAAGAACGTCTGGAAAAGACCAGAGTATGGGAAGGAAAAGGAGTTGTTATAGATGGAAAAATACGCATCCTGGGTAAAAATATGCTGGGAAAATTATGGATGGATCTACGTTAGTATTTCTACAATGATCGCCCTTGACTATTAAAGCTTACAACAAGTTTTGTCTTCCAATCTGCATCAATTGGTTGAACATGGTTTTCCAGTATATTTTTTACTTCTATCCAAAGTAGCCCGACTCTTAGTTCGGGTGCTTGATTCCATTTTTCACCCTTATATTTGATTAGGGCTTTTCTAAGGGATTCTTGATCTTCTGGAATAATTTCCAGAAGAACAGGAATAAAATGCAAGATATCTACGGGCTGATTGGTTGCCATGGCTGGAGTACGCGGTGTATTAGTATTTTACTTTACTACTATTGATTCAATTTTTATAAATATTATTATTGTATAAACCGTTAAAACTATTCATCCATGTTCCAAAATTTGTACAACCCTCCTGCTGTTAAATCTGTTTGCTTAATAGATCCATTAAGACCTGGTTCGCTGTTTAATAAACTACTATTAGCTTCAATAATTGCTAATTTATTCGTGGTTCCATATGAAGTGCTCTCCAAATATTTTAATAGAGTCTGTTGTTGAAACATCCGTTTAAATCTGTAAATAGATTCTTCTGCTTCAATCATCTCATCGTGTGTTTTTATTATATTGAATCGTTCATCACATCCCTCATTTTCACGCTTAACCTTGCGAAACCCAACTGGAAAGTTTGTTGTAAATTTATCTGGATCCGTTATAAACTGAGATATTGTTTGCTCTGGTATTGGTACATTTGCAGTGGAATTATTGTTATTGTCATTTGGTAAGTCTTCTACTTGCAAATAAATAGATGTGCTTCTATAAAATTTATTCTTTGTAATAAATGATGCACCCTGCTTTATGAAAAAATAGAATAATAGTAGTAGCTTGATAAACATTGGTTATTATATACTATATGTCATTGTATTTATGCCATTATATTTATGCAATTAACATTAATTTTTGCTGTAAAAACTTGCATAGACTATTGAAATATTTAAAATTAATAAGTATTTGAATATAGTGATGTTTATTTTGAAAAATCACTATATTTTATATATGCATTTGAGTGAATAATCTACTATTTTTTTAATTGTCCTCCAATTGCATTCGCTTCATGGCCGCAATGTACTTCCTGTTCCACGCCTCCTTAACATCTGTGGACACCCTGCAATAACGAGCTCGCTCATACTGCTCTGGTGATAGGTAGAAAAACGATCCTGCATCATTTCTTTTACCCATGACTCCAGTGCAATCGCGCATCTTGAAAAAGAGATCCTCGTCTGGACTTCCAACTATGTACTTGGTGTATTCTCCAGTAACGGCGTCGCGGATTCGGCAACCAGTATCACCAGAAGAATACGCCTCAATGTACAGCTTCTTGTAAAACTTGCCATCAATCATCTGGTTTGTCGCATGAAGAAGCTTGTAATAGTGCTTGTCCTCCTTCTTCATGTCTTCAAAATCCGTAGCTTTTCTCCCATTTGAGGTCTTCTCAATGTATTCCCCCTCATCATAGTTCGGTGCATAAAAGTCTTGCTCAGGCATTCTATTGGCTGTCGCTGTTTATACTGTATTATAGCGACGGGGCTTTAAACCCTTTCAAAATATATATTAATGAGTATTTGACTACTTGTTGGTCTTATTATTGTTTTCATATTGTGCAATCTTTGCTTTCATTTCCTTGTGTTGTCTAAATAATTCATTAATAAGAGTATCCTTACTTTGCAATATTTTTTCGTAATGCTGTTTTAATGCTTCATGTTCCCCACGAGATACCACCTGCATGTCTTGAAACTGTTTTTGCGTCTCTTTTTGTATCTCTTCAATTCTGCGTTGCCTCTCTTCCTTCAAGTCTTGGATCTGCTTTAAAACTTCTGGCTTGTGTTCTGGTCTACCAGGCTCATAATTCGCCAAAGCCTCGTCAATGTCCTCCATATAAAATTTTTTCAGTTCTGGATCTTGGATAAAGTCATCCACGGTTCTAGCTGAAATATTGATGAAGCTATTTGGCGTTTCCAATAATACTTTCTTATCAAAAGAGTTATGGACGTGTGAAAATACAAGAATCGTCTTTGTAGTATCTAGTTGGACAAAAGGAACGGTGTAGTTCTTTAAAAACGCCTTTTCCTCGGCAACTGCTGTCGCATCATCGTATCTTGCCTCTTTTAAAAGCTCCCTCCTAAATGCAAATGTGGCCGCAGTGGCATGAGTCTTATTATACGGGCCAAATTGATACATGGTTTGAATGTGCTTAAAATATATATTCATTTCACTTGAACCTGCGCACATAGCTTGCGGATTTTTCATCAATGTTTCAACTGCATGTGAAATACGTTCTGGCGGGTAATAGTCGTCGTCATCCATGTATACAATAATTTCTCCGTTGCATTTATCGTGCATTGCATTGCGCTTTCTTCCCAAATACATTCGTTCATCGTATTTGAAATATTTAACTTGTGGTATATGCGCTACTAGATCCTCAATCTTGTCCGTTCCATCATCTACAATAATCCATTCAATCTTATCCATTGGATAAGTCTGTGATTGAAAGCATTTTATAAGAGACGGTATAAAGGGGCGTCTATTAAAAGTTGGTGTACAAACACTTATCAAAGGAAGATCCTTTTTTACTTTATTAACAGTTTTGCTATTTTTGCCCATTGTATAAAGTATTTAAATAATTTCTAAATACTTTATTTTGATATGAATGTTTAATTATTGGATTGTTTATTTCTTTACAGAAACTCCTTTTCTTTTTGGGAGTTTTTTACCGCCCAGCATAGTATATTCTTCTTCTTCACCTGTACCATTAGAAATAATTGGATTAATTGGACGAGTTACTGTAAGTGGTCTCGTTTCCATTGCATCTGCATAGTTATCCTTGGATAAAGACGGGCTTGACAAAATAGGGGATTTATTTACCTCTATAGGGGAAGAAGATGAAGATGTCCTACTAAAAGTATTTTTAGCAGCGCTTGCTTTGCTCTTTGTCCAATCCTTTGTTTTAGATGTCAATGATGTTGCTTCTAGAATTTTACCTCCAACTTCGTCGCTATATGCTACCGCCTTTTCATATGCTTTGCCATCTGTTGTGCATACTGAAATACTGTTATCCTCAGCTGGTTTAACATTGTACTGTTTAAACAGAGGAGATACAAAATATAAGAATAAAATAGCTATAATACAACCAACTCCGTAGTTGTTATTTAAATTAGTAAATGCATCTATAATCAAATCAAATGAAAACAGCGCCATCAATAATTGCCCCTTGTACAAAATGCTTGATAAAAGCGTACTCACAAAACCAAAGGTCTCGCCCGTTAATTTTTCGTCCTTTACAACATCCGCCTTTAGTGAAAGAGCCATAGACAAACTAGTTACCATAGTTACTAAGGGCAATCCAATAATGCATAGTCCAAGGCCCAAAAAGACAAATGCAAGCATTATTGCCAATCTTATCCACCAATTGTAGCCTTCAGGTGCATCATCTGTGGAACTTTGCCATTCGGTGCCATCATAATATTGAAAAAAATCAGCCAAATAGAAAAACAAATTAATAACAATTAATACCAAGTTAAACATAAAAAATAGAGAAAAGAAGAGCGTTCCAAATATTAAAGGAAAAAGTATATAAATTACGCCTTCGCTCAAATTCTCATTCATGGCGCCAAATAATGTATTTATTACCATAAAATTATATGGGTAAACATTTACTAAGACATCGCTCATATATTTCTTTAATGCGTCCATAATGCTAATTGTATCAGTTTTAGGTTTCTGTGCACCTTTAAATTTTGAAAAAATAAAAGAATTTGCCATTTTTTCTTGAACAGACTTGGGGCCTTCAACAGGAAATTCTACTTTTGTGCAAAATATTTCTGGAGCTTTGGAAAAGAGAGATCCTACCTTGACTAAATTTGCATTAATAAGAACGGATTCCACTTGTCTTGGCTTATCTGTATAAGGCGAATAATCAATATTATCTGGAAGCACATTAGCCTGAGCTACTTTGGCAAAATAAACACCCATTGCACCCACAATGATAATGTAAATGATGCCCTTGATATTATTGGCAACTGCCATATTAAATGCATTAAAATCGGGGGATTTTGCGCTAGACCCAGAACTCTGTTCGGCCTTTTTATCTTCAATAGCAGTATCCTCATTGCTTGTAGTAGCTGTTGTTGGATTAGCCGTTGAAGTTAATGATCCGCCACCAAATATTCCATTACCTGCAATTTTTGACCATACATTTGATAAAGCATTTGACATTTATATTAAAGCGATATAAAATTTTGCCATAAATCTACATAAATCAGTAAAGGTAGACCAGACCAGCAATAAATTAAACTAAAATAAAATAAAAACGTATAATATATGAGAAAATTAATAATGAAAAATAGAAATCTAAATATTATATTGGCAATAATATCAGTAGCCCTTATTTTTGGAATTTTCTATTGGTTCCACTATTTAATAATCAATAATTATGTTGGTGTTAAAGAAGGGTTTGATCCTAATGCGCAAATTATCCAAGATAAGAATACGCCCGAAACAAGTCACACGGTGGATGTTCCATTAACCACAACATTTAGTTGCAAAAATAAATGTGGACCTCAATCTCAATGCTCTATTACAAGAGAGCAGTGTACTAGCGACGTGGATTGCTATGGATGCCAACCAGTGCTTGATGAGCCGCAAAAATATACCTATAATGTGCGTGGTCAAAATGATGCTGGACGTTTGACATATAATGCAACGCCGAAATATAGCAGTTTAACTACAGACATTGGCACCCAGGCGGCTTTCTTTAAAAAGCCAAATGGAAAATCCAGTGAATTTAACAAAGTTCATCAAGTATATTATGGCGAAGATACATGGATGCAAGCATTCAATGAGGAAGAAAAAATAGTGGATGAGGAAATTGCGTACAAATATTCTGCGGAACCAGCTAAATACAGATATTTGCCTACATATCCAACTAGGCCATCTGTAACTGGTGCGTTTGCGGATAATGGTCCATTGGCATCCAATGCGTATCTATAAACATGCAAAAGGCTATTTGCACCTTTGCATATTTACACCCTTGAAGATTTAAAATGGGACAAAAAAATATAATAAAATTATATTTTATAATTAATATGTGCTGGAATGAGAATATTTCATTAAATACATTTTTATTTAGTAGTTTTATATTACTACTTATTATTTATAATAATTTATTTACCAAATATAAAATTCAAGAATTGAATAATAATTTTATTTATTTATTTATCGCATCTTTTGTATTTATGCAACTAATAGAATTTTTTATTTGGAAAAATATTAATAATAAATTTTACAATAATATTTTTTCTATTGCTGCAACGCTTTTATTAATTATACAACCAATTATAAGTATCATGATATTATCAAATATACAATTGCGTAATATATTATTAATTTTATATTTATTACTCGCAATTCCATTTTCAATATACAAATTTTCTACTAAAAACATTCATTCAGTAATAAGTGAAAGTGGTCACTTAAGATGGAAATTTTTTGACACTACTCCAATTATTTGGTTCGTTTGGTTATTTTTCTTTATGTTCAGTTTTATTTATGAAAAAAAATGGTTTGGAATTATATTTGGTATCGTTGTGTTACTAATTACTTATATAAATTACAAGAGTGACCACACTATGTGGAGTATGTGGTGTTGGAGTATAAATTCTATTATGATTTATTATGCGATTTACTTATTAATATATTTGCCATTTTTGGAAAAATCAAACATTTGTTAGTTTGACGTTTGTCCCATTTTAAATGTTCTTCGGTTTAAAGCTTTTCAATGACTACCTCTTTCGCAACATTTCTAATAATCTTGTTGTAATTCTTCTCGTCTTGCTCCTCAGTTGAGCTCCCAGTGCTCCTATTAATGAGAAGATTGTATTCGTCGTTTTTTTTGCTATTTGAATCAAAGCAATCTGGGTTCTTCTTTTCCCATTCAGGCAATTGTTTGAAATTCTTGTGAGTAATCATTTTAATGGCCTTCTTTAAATGATTCTTTTCTTTATTTTCACGTTCCCACGTGTCTTTATCTTTGACGTAGAATATTTCGCGCTTTGCATCACTGCAGTGGATTGGTCTTTTATGTGTTTCTAGCTGTTTAAGTCCATTTATAAAAATTCTTGAAATACCTTCTACGTATCCAATTTTTCCAGTAGTTTCAAGATCTTGTAATTGTAGTTGCAAGGAATTGATAAAATCAATCAAATTTACTGCATCCTTGCATTGTTCATTCAAGAAAAACTGAATATTGAAGTTATTGTTATTTGTGGTGTTCATTGTGTTATTGATTACCGTGTTCTTCTCTTTACAAAGTTCAATAACTTGGTTTTGTAGAGTTACATTTTGATCCAATAGTTTTACAATTATGTCATCCTTCTTATCTATTTCCATCTTAATTTTCTCAACTTTGGAATCAATATTTGACACCTCTAATTGTATTTCATTATCTTTTTTTTTAGGTTCAATGCATGTTTTATTATGTTTCCATAATCCAGTTCTAGATTTATAAAGTTTGTTGCAAATTTTACACTGAAAATTTTCAATTTGCGAGTTTGCGGTTAACTGTGTTTCCAAATCTGTCACCTTGAGGTGTTTTGCTGTCAAACAGTGTTTATTAAAATCATTTGTTCGTGAGCATGAATAGTCACATTTTTCACAGTAAAATTTCTGTGCGAGTTTTGCGACTTTTGCGAGTTCCATTGTTCACTATACAGTTAACAAAGAAAATCGCCTTAAGTAGTTTTTTAAGAAAATTGAAATTTTGCAAAAAAATGGGTTGTGAGCATAATGCTCTAAAATCCATTTTAAAATTTTTTGATCGCTTACCAACAGAAAAATTATTTTTTTTTCCCAAAAGTATTTTCAGAATTCAAAAAAGGACAAAAATAAATGTCCAAAAAGCCTTTTGGTCCAAGGGTTTTGGGAATTCGAACTTGTATGACTGACTTTTAAAAAATAAGATTAAAATTTTAGCAATCTTATTGTTTTGCATGTGAGAAGATGGTTTATGTTGCATACATGAGCCCACAATTTCCTCCAACAAATGTAATCATGTTAATCCTTTCCTCAAATAAATATAGGTTATAGTTGTAATCATAAATGCGCCAAGTTGGCTTATTAATGCCGATAATAGTACCATTTTCGGGGTCGCAAATAGTGAGACTTTGGGCAAGTGGATCAAGTGTGGGAACCATGGTTGTAAACTCCAATTCTATTGTATTAAAACGGCTCATATTTATGGCCCCTGATGGCTGCAACTCATATGGGGAGGTATTTAAACAAAAATTGTAACAATACAATCCACTGGGAGCATTGCCTGCCGTTCTAGTGTATTTTTCAATATAATTAAAAATGCCAGCAGGCTGCACATTTTCACGATAAGAACCATCAAACAATATGCCCATACTTATAAGAATAGCTTCATCATTCTCTGGCGTGTAATTACCTGTAATCATCCACCCCGTTAATCTACCATCAGGATTAACACCTGGACCAATCTGCACAGTTTCTACAGTTCCTCCTGTAGTAATTCTAGTTATTTGGAGAAGTCCACCTGTTGAAGCTGGACGTATATCATGTGGCAAATACCTATAAGGCCAGTTTGTATAATTAGACCATTCGTTGCGCAGATTAGCATCACTTCTTTGAAAATAAAACATCCAGCTAGAAACCATTCCAATTGAATCCAGTTCCACCTTGTTTGGTCCAGTCACATTGTAAAAAGCCCTCTCGTGCACTTGTTTAATCAAATATCTTTGTTCATTGACAGCAAAGTAACGCGCCTCTTCATTTGATAAAAATGCATATGTGCACTCCAAATGAACATCCGCATTCCAGAGAGATCGCATGTCAGCATAAGAATCTGGACCAAGTATAATGTCTGGAGGAGGTTGCAAAAATCTGTAAAATTGCATATAATAAGCATTAAAATTGGGAGAAATGTATGGGTAATTATTGCACTGATCAAATACGTCACGGATTTGAAATAACTCATTAATGGGTCTAAATGTTACAGTAATATGAAGCTCATTATACTGAAGAGATGTTAAAGGAAAGGCCATTTGACTTTTAAGTCCAAACCACGCATTTAATGGAATGTATAATGTGCGTCCGCGAATAGACGGTTCAGCGCCAAGTGAATTTTCCGTGTAATAAGCATTTGGATAGCTATTAACACGTGTTCCAGAATTTCCAGGATCGTTTAACTCTGGTACATTTCCAATCATTCTATCAAATAAACCTTTTTTACCGTTACTAGAATCTCGTTGAACTGATGCCAAAATGTAGGAACCAGAAAATTCTTGCAAAGTTTGATTACCACAAGTAATGCTCACTTTTGAGATCATTTGCGCACCTAAATTTTCAATCCACCTGAATTCATATGGAACCCATTCAGGAATGAAATTATTGTCAATGCAGACATATTGACTAGGGTCTCCAGGAGGCATTATTGGACTCCAAATTTGAGGAAGAGAAACAGATACGTAAGTATCCATTAAAAGATCAGCATATCTAGGTATTTTAAAAGTAAACATAGATTCCTCCGATAAACGCAATGTTTTTGCTCCTTCAAAATCAACTCTAAATTTTTGCAAACCAAAGTTGGTATATTTTGCATATGTAGTTTTAAAAAAAGTTTTTGAAGGATTACCATTTAGAATAATATTTTGTTGACCCTGTGACACAAGATTTAATAATCCACCTGGCATTTTTGATATATATAGAACATATTATTTAACTGTTAATAAAACAATATTTATTTTAAAATTTGTTGTCATATATTAGATATTAGATATGTCCACAAAAGAAGTAGGAACAAAAAGCATTCTTGAACGAACTGGAGAGATGATTAAAAAGGGTGCTACTGCTGCATATGACTCACTTTCAAATCCATTACAAGCATTAAAAAGAGCGCAAAAATTCCAGGAAACAACGGGAGTGCTAATCTTATCTGTTATAACTATCATAATAATCATTTTGTGCATTATTTACTTTCTTTATATACGGTCTCTTCAATATACAAATTGTTCATTTATGGATAACATTTATGGGACATTGAATGGTAATCTTCGTTCATTGAATTATACTGATAAGATGTGTCAATACAAGTTTAATGAGTATTATATTAAAACGGCCTACAATTGCTGTAGTGGAGGCGCTTATAAGAATGATTTTGTATCATTGTGCGCATTGAAAGACGTTTTAAAACAGGGTGTTAGAGGTTTAGATTTTGAAGTCTATTCCATTGATGATAGACCAGTTGTAGCAACCTCAACTACAGATAATTACTATATTAAGGAAACCTACAATTCAATAGATTTTGCAGATGTGATGGCGGTAGTAAGGGACTATGCCTTTTCCAATAGTACCGCACCAAACCCCAAAGATCCCATTATTTTTCATTTAAGAATAAAGAGTACGAATCAAAACATGTATCAAAATTTGGCAAATTTATTTGAAGGATACGATTCATTATTATTAGGCAAAGAATATAGCTATGAAAATCATCAGGAGAATTTAGGAAATAGAAAGCTCTTGGATTTTGTAGGTAAAATTGTAATTATTGTAGACCGTTCAAATTTATCATTTATGGAATGCAAGGATTTCTATGAATACGTGAATATGACGAGTAATTCTATTTTTATGAGAGCACTCCATTATTATGATATTGCATATACTCCTGATTTGAACGAATTGATTGAGTACAACAAGACCAATATGACACTTGGAATGCCAGATAAAGGAGCAGATCCACCAAACCCTAGTTCAATTGTTATGCGCGAAGCGGGCGTGCAAATGTTGGGAATGCGTTACCAAAGCTATGATGCATATTTAGAAGAGAATGAGTTATTTTTTAATGAATCAGGATATGCATTTGCATTGAAGCCTGAGAAGTTGAGATACATTCCCATTGTTATTGAAGTGCCACCCTTGCCAAATCCAGAGGTGTCTTATGCGACTAGAACATTATCAAGTGATTTCTACAGCTTTAATATATAAAATCCGCTGTTTAGGTTTAGCTTTAGGTTTATAAGATACAAGTTTTCATATAATAAATTTTATTGCAGTATTATATGAAGGAAATATGTAATAAATCAATGTCATTTAATGAATGTGAATTGGCTATTTTGCGTTCATCTGTGGATAAAGCGGAGATGAATAAAGGCAAAATGGTCGTAAATTCACCCGAAATTAAACAGATTATAGATATAGTTGAAAAATTTATAAAGAAGCGTGGACTAATCTGCTATGGTGGTACAGCTATTAATAGTATTTTGCCAAAACAAGATCAATTTTATAATAGTGATTTTGAGATTCCTGACTACGATTTCTTTTCATCAAATGCGCTAGATGATGCAAAAGATCTAACCGATGAATATGTTAAAGCGGGATTCATTGAAACAGAGGCAAAATCTGGCCAGCATTATGGCACATTCAAAGTGTTTGTGAACTTTATTCCAGTTGCTGACATTACGAGCATGCCAAAAGAGTTATTCAAGACTTTAAAGGAAGAGGCTATCCGCGTAGCGGGAATCTATTATGCGCCGCCAAACTTTCTCCGCATGTTGATGTACCTAGAGTTATCTAGACCAGCAGGAGATGTAAGTCGTTGGGAAAAAGTCCTTAAGCGTTTAACATTGTTGAATAAGAATTATCCGTTAACAAGCAAGGAATGCAGTTACAAAGATTTTCAAAGGAAGATGGAGAATAAAGAAAATGGTGATCTAATTTATGACACGGTAAAGCAAACATTAATAGATCAAGGTGTTGTCTTTTTTGGAGGTTATGCAATTTCTTTATATTCCAGATACATGCCAAAAGGTTTCAAAAAAAGGTTGGAAAAAATACCAGATTTTGATGTTTTGTCCACTGAGCCAGAAAAAACCGCGGAGATTGTTAAAGAAAAATTGGCTGATGAGAAGATAAAAGGTGTAAAGGTTGTAAAACGTCCCGCGCTTGGGGAGATTTTATCAACTCATTATGAGGTAAAAGTTGGCGAAGACACGGTTCTTATTATTTATCAACCAATGGCATGTCACAGTTATAACGTTGTTAAACAGGATAACAATGATATAAAAATTGCCACAATTGACACCATGTTGAGTTTTTACCTAGCATTTTTGTACGCAAATCGTGAATATTTGGCAAATAAAGATCGCATTTTATGCATGTCCCATTATTTATTTGAGGTGCAAGAAAAAAACAGATTGGCGCAAAAAGGGTTACTTAAAAGATTCAGTATTAATTGTATAGGTCATCAAGTATCAGTAGAGGAAATTCGTGCAGAAAAATCGGAGAAATTCAGGGAACTTCGTTCAAAAAGAGGAACCAAAGAATTTGATGAATGGTTTTTGAGATATAGACCAAGTGATATAGAAAGTAGAAAGAATATGACGCAAGAAGAGCGTGCATCAGCCGAAGAGAAAGAATTAAAGCTTATAGAAAAAGATTTGAAGGAAGAAGGAAAAATTCAAAACAAGATTGTGCATTTTTTCAAAAAGACTGCAAAAAATATAAAGAACAAGACAAAAAAGATGGTAAAAAAAATAAAAAAAAACAAGACAGTAAATGCTTTAAATGATAAACTCAAAGGTAAAGGAAACAATAAAACAGAAAAAAAAATAAAAGGAAAAAGAACGCTGTTTGGGTTTATTAAATTTTAAACCAGAGTTAAATGGTGGAAACACAACGTAGAATATTTTTTTGAAATATGCAAACAATTTGTAATATATGATCCAGTATTAATCTGGCATCTGGTTTTTTAATAACCCGACTAAGTATTTTATATATTAAATGATATATGAAATATAGAATGCATATAATATAAAATATTACGCGCCAACCTATAAAAAACAGCCACGATGTGCATTTGTCATAAACAGACCAATCATTTATATAGCTGCACATACTTGTCTTCCTTTGTTTAACTATAAAAAGGTGAAAATCCAGAATTCCGCCAAAAATGCGATGAATATTTGTTTTTTCATTTTTAACAGAAAATGCATCGCATATTTTATCAAATGCGTGAACATTTACATACAATATTTTTTTAGCCTCCGTTCCGTAACTTGGTTGAAAAATGTATGGATATAGGCCATCAATATATCTTCCTTTGTACAAATGCGAATTGTATGTAATGTATGGTATAAAACTTGATTTTTTAATAGTTTCTATAACATCATCCATACTCTTGTAGCAAGATCGTGCAACCTGCCGCCAGTTTTTAACGTCGTGATACGTTATAAAAAGGCGCCCTTGCAAAAGTTCTTTAAATGGTTTTTTAAAAGATAATTCTTGGGTGCGGCTTTTAACTAAATCCATGATTGTGTCAAAA